AGTTTTTCTATATAAAACAAAAATGAAAAATGAAATCCCTTGTATGAAAAAAAATCCCGGAGAAAATTTTACGACCGTAGAGGTTGATCCAGTAACTGGTGAGTATGTGCTTCAAGTACCTGAGTGGGTAATATCCGAGTTTGGGTGGTATGAAGGAACAGAAATAAACATGGAAGTTGATGGAGGGTCTATAGTAATAAGTGAGGTGGACATAAGTTAATTCTCGTAGTATAATTACTATTGAATGCATTCACATTTTAACTTGACCAAATTATGGCAAAAGGATTTACAGTAAAAGCAAAAGCGCCCACTAAGGGTGATGGGGGAGGTGCTCCTCAGTATGATTACGACAAAGCAAGGGAGATGGTTCGTGGTAAGTCAATAGTATTCTGTCTTCCTGGACGTGGAGTATCATACACATATTTGAAGAACTTTGTACAACTTTGTTTTGACATTGTACAAATGGGAGGTAGTATTCAGATCTCTCAAGATTACAGTTCTATGGTAAACTTTGCACGTTGCAAGTGTCTTGGAGCAAACGTACTACGTGGACCTGATCAGATTCCTTGGGATGGAAAACTGAAGTATGACTGGCAACTGTGGATTGACAGTGATATTGTCTTTAACACAGAGAAGTTCCTTCAATTGGTTCTGATGGACCAGGATATTGCATCTGGTTGGTATTGTACTGAGGATGGACAAACAACCTCTGTAGCACACTGGATGGATGAAGATGACTTCCGTAGTAATGGTGGAGTGATGAATCATGAAACCTTAGAGACCATTGGTAAGCGTAAGAAACCATTCACAGTTGATTATGCAGGTTTCGGATGGTTGCTCATCAAACATGGTGTTTTCGAGAACGAAAAGATCAAGTACCCATGGTTCGCTCCGAAGATGCAAGTCTTTGAGAGTGGTGAAGTTCAGGACATGTGTGGAGAAGATGTGTCATTCTGTCTAGATGCTATCGAAGCAGGATATGAGATCTGGTGTGATCCTAACATCAGAGTTGGTCACGAGAAGTCTCGTATTATCTGATTATGGCTGACAAATACACAATCCTTATCAAGGGAGAAATTAAGTTCAAGAACTTGACAGAGGAAGAGTATTTTGATATTATAGATGACCTGGCGATAGAATACTATCAAACAGGTCGTCCGCGTCCCTCGGACATTGAAACTAAAGTTTTTGGAGACTACTGCTAATGGCAATGCGCGTAATGATTAAGGATGGGTGGATGCCCGGAAAACCGAAGAAGTCTCGTCAAGGATCGGGAAAGAATACAAAATATGCCGCGACTTCTCGTAATGGAAAACGTAAGGTGTATCGCGGACAAGGTAGAGGTTAATACATAGTTTAGATTTGTAAACACTTATGTCTTGTTTGATTGCCAATCTTCCTTCACAGGAAGTATGGGTCCGTAAAGAATATCTAACAGATCATCAATCTGGGCATGGTAAGTTTGTAAAAGGCGTTTGGGTATCGGTTAAGTCGTTACCTGGACGCGCTTTTTATTTTGAAACTTATTTACCAGAATATGCGGCAATGTATGATAAGTTGCCGATTAGTGCATTCGTTTCAGACCCAGAGACTCCTACACCTGATATGGACCTTCCTAACCTACAGTTTTGGAACTGTATGGACTATGGTGTGGTCAGTGTAGATAAAAAGTTCATTGGATCAATGGACTTTGAGTGTTACACCCGCGATCATGGTAATGTAAAGGGCACTTATGTCTGTACGATTGACAACTATCATCATGATCCAGACTACGTAGACTGGGCAACGAGTGAAAATCCTGCCGAACATAAGTCTCATAACCTAATTGAACTTGAAAATGGACAGTATGCACTCTATCCAAATAATAGATTACGTATTTTTGATAATAGTTTGACACCTGTAGAACCTAAGATGCCTGATTTTAAAGTTTCTACTCAATATTATCAAGTTGAAAATGGTTACAAACGTCTTGGTATGGGTCGTGAAGATGAATACTTCTGGAAAACAGCAGACGAGCGTGAAAATAAATACAATGAATCGCCCAAAGAGGACTAAATGTCGGCAGAGCACATAAAAGAACTGTGGGGTGCACCAAATATCATGTCAGATTATTGGTCAAAACCACATAAAACTGAAGATCCAGAGGAAAGATTAATACAAGAAGTTTATGGTGACCCTGCTACCATAAATAAAGTCAAGAAACCTACTGACCAATGGCAATTTCGCGGGAATCAAGAGCATTTAGAGACATAAGTCTATCTTTTGATCCACATCCTGTGACAAAAGACTTGCCAATTTTGAAGAATGCGAGAGCAATCACGCGATCTGTTCAAAATTTAGTACAGACGATCCCAACAGAAAGGTTTTTTCAACCAATTTTAGGATCTGATGTACGGGCAAGTCTTTTTGATTTTGTTGATTTTGCTACTGCTAGTGTAATTGAAGAGCAAATCATCACCACAATTGATAATTTTGAACCTAGGGTTGCAAATGTGCAAGTTGATGTAGATCCTCAACCAGACAATAACACATTTAATGTTACTATCTTTTATGATATTGTTGGTCAGGACTTTCCCATTCAAGAATTTTCATTTTTGCTAGAGGCAACAAGGTAATATGCCTTTTACTAAATTTACAAATCTAGATTTTGACCAAATTAGGTCCCAAATCAAAGACTATCTCCGTGCAAACTCTACGTTTACGGACTTTGATTTTGAAGGATCTAATTTTTCTGTCTTAATTGACACGTTAGCATATAATACTTACATTACTGCCTATAACTCAAACATGATTGTGAACGAATCCTTCTTGGATTCGGCAACTTTGAGGGAAAATGTTGTTTCTTTGGCAAGAAATATTGGTTATGTACCTCGCTCTAGAAGCGCCGCTAAGGCACGTATCAATCTTAACATACAAACTAGCGGCACATCTCCTACAATGACCTTAAAAGCGGGTCTAGTGTGCGTAGGAAACGTCAATGAGAGCCAATTTGTCTTCTCAGTTCCAGAAGATGTTACCACTACAATCAATTCCGGAACCGCAAAGTTTAATGACCTTGATATTTGTCAGGGAACTTACTTAAAAAAACAATTTGTTGTTGATGGATCATTGGATCAACGCTTTGTTTTACAAAATCCGTTCATTGATATCTCTACAATCGTTGTAAAGGTCAAAGGAGCATCTGATTCTGGTGAAGGAAAAGAATATGAACTTGCTCAAAACATTTTAAACCTGAATAAGAACTCTGAGATTTATCTCATACAAGAAGTTCAAGACGAAAGGTATGAACTTCTCTTTGGAGACGGATTTTTTGGTAAAAAATTAGAAAATGGTGCAATAATTACCGTTTCTTACATTGTCACAGACGGTATTGATGGAAACGGAGCGAAAAATTTCGCATATTCTGGAAGAGTTGCCGATAATCTTGGAAATGTCATCGTTCCAAGCAGTGATGTTACAATTTCAACCATTTTAAAAGCACAAAATGGTGGAGAAATTGAAAGTATAGACTCAATCAAGTATTTTGCACCAAGAATTTATTCTTCACAGTATCGTGCAGTCACTGCTCGCGACTATGAGGCGATAATTCAGTCAATTTATCCAAATACTGAGTCTGTTTCTGTTGTTGGTGGTGAAGAATTGGATCCACCACAGTTTGGAAACGTTGTTATTAGTATTAAACCTAAAAATGGTGACTTTGTTTCGGATTTTGACAAAGAATCCATTGCCACAAAACTCAAAAATTATTCTTTATCGGGTATAAATCAAAAAATTGTTGATCTTAAGGTACTTTTTGTTGAAATTGACGCTGCAGTCTACTACAATAACGCAAAAGTTTCAAATGTCAATGATTTGAAGTCAAAAGTTTCGTCAACGCTGAATACTTTTGCCACAGCAAACATTAATCAGTTTGGTGGACGCTTCAAGTACAGTAAATTGTGTCAAACCATTGATAGTACTGATAGTGCAATCACTTCTAACATCACCAGAGTTAGAATTAGAAGAAATTTGAAAACTTTGATCAATACTTCTGCACAATATGAACTTTGCTACGGGAACAAGTTCCGTATGGACAAAAATGGGTTCAACATCAAGAGTACAGGATTTGGACTCTCTGGAAGAAGCGGAACATTCTTTTTTACCGACACTCCAGGAGAAAATGGTAAGGGAACAATTTCCGTTGTTAAAGAAAGAAATGAAAAAGGTGAATATGACGTTACAATTAAGTCAGCAGGAACAGTTGACTATGTAAAAGGTGAAATATTATTGAATACAATTACATTCTCATCCACAATTAAAGAAAACAATGTTGTTGAGATTCAGGCAGTGCCTGATTCTAATGATGTTATCGGTTTGAAGGACCTTTACCTATCTTTCTCGGTTGCTGATAGTGAGATAAATATGATTAAAGATACTATTACATCTGGCGAACAGATCTCTGGCGTCGGTTATAAAGTTACTTCAAGTTACCTAAACGGAGAACTTAAGAGAGGATAAGAATGATACAAACAGGGTTTGAAAGAAGGGTTAAAGTACAACAAGTAATTGAGAGTCAGTTACCCGAATTTCTTAGATCCGAAAGTCCAAAATCTATTGACTTTCTGAAGCAATATTATATTTCTCAAGAACATCAGGGCGGTGCTACTGATATTGTTGAGAACTTAGACCAATATTTAAAATTTGATAACCTTACACCAGAGGTTGTCACTGGATACACCAGTTTGACTGCTGGTATATCTTCTACTGCAGACACAGTTCAGGTTTCTACAACTAAAGGGTTTCCTGATGAATATGGTCTTTTTAAGATTAATGATGAAATTATCACTTATACTGGAAAAACTGCAACTTCCTTCACTGGATGTGTAAGAGGTTTTAGTGGTATTTCTTCTTATCGTTCTTCTCTTGATCCTGAGGAACTGATATTCAGCGACACTTCAGAAGAAGTTCATGCTAATGGTTCTACTGTACAGAATCTCAGTGCTCTGTTTCTTAAAGAGTTTTACAGAAAATTAAAATATTCTTTTGCTCCTGGTCTTGAAGATGTTGATTTTGTAGATAATTTAGACGTTAATAACTTTCTTAAGGAGATAAGAAGTTTATATGAATCAAAGGGAACAGAAGATTCTTTCAAAATTCTCTTCAAAGTTCTTTATGGTGTAGATCCAAAGGTAATTGATTTAGAAGATTATCTAATAAAACCTTCAGCAGCAAAGTTTAAAAGAAGAGAAGAAATTGTTGTTGAGAGAATTTCTGGTGATCCAAATAAGTTAGTTGGACAAACAATTAGAAAGTCTACTGATAGTGCAACTCAAGCTTCCATATCAGAAGTTGAAATTTTTACCAATTCTGGTATTAGCACATATTACAAACTTGGATTGTTTGTAGGTTTTGATGATAAAGATTTAATTGAAGGAACATTTAAAGTTCAACCAGCCACGAAAGTAGCAAATACTGTTAGTGTCGGTGCTTCTGTAATAACAGTTGATTCTACAGTCGGATTTGCCCAAACTGGAAAGATTATTGCTGGAGAAAATACAATTGAATATGCAGATAAAACTGTAAACCAATTTCTTGGATGTAGTGGTATTGGAACTGCAATTACCTCATCAACAGAACTTAGAACCGATGAAGTTTATATTGGTTATGAAGATGGTGATATTTCTAAGAAAGTAGAAGTTCGTATTGGTGGAGTTCTTTCTGAGTTCAAAGCGACGAATGACATTTTACTTTCTAATGAGGGTCAAAAGATATTTGTCAAAAATATTGGTGAAAGAATCAAAAATCCAGAACTGAATAAGACTGATAAGCAAATATTTGCTAATAGTTGGATTTACAACACAAGTTGTAGATTTGATGTAGAGAGCATCAACGGTGCCACAGTTCAATTGAAGAGTGAAATTGATGATTCTAGTCTCAAGGTTGGAGATACTGTAGATATTCTAAATGGATCTACAGAAACTGTTCTTCATGCAAACGCTGTAGTTGCTACGGTTAGTGCTACAAACAAACAAATTACCCTTGATAATCTTGTAGGATTCACTGCTAATTCCACAATAATTTACACAATTAGAAGAAAACTTGAAACCGCTACCAGTAGTGGTACTCCACTGTTCTATGGTGATAATACAGTCACCACTGATGTTCAGAATGTATATACGGATGACGCTCATGCATATGTTGCTTCAAACTCTTTACCTTCATATGACATTAGCGAAACTACTCTGAGCGCAACTCTTGCGTCTGCTGCTGGTAATGCTCTCCAAGGATTTGATTCGTCAACACAGAAGTATAGTATTATCTCCTTTGCATCTCCAGTACCTTTCGTAACTGGTGATGAAGTCTTCTATAAAGCATCCTCAGACACCCTTGTAGGACTCCCTGAGGGCGTTTACTTTGTTGAAGTACTATCCACATCCAATCAAATCAAACTCTTTGCCTCTAGGTCTCTGATTGAAGGGGGATCCTCTTTAGAATTTACCTCTGCTGGGGCAGGAACACACAAATTTGTTCTCGCATCTCAAAAGAGTGAAGCAATTTATCCTCAACAATTACTGAAAAAATTCCCAATCGTCAGAAATATCAAAGACGGTAAAGGGACATCAACTATTCCTGGTTCTACAGGAATGTTAGTTAATGGTACTGAAGTTGTAAACTATAAGTCAAATGACAAGATTTACTTTGGTCCAATCAAAAATGTAAGACTTTATAATGGTGGTAAAAACTACGATGTAATAAATCCACCAACTATTGAAATTGGTTCTCCTGGAGCTGCTTATACCACTGCTCTTGTAAGACCTGTGGTTCGTGGTAGTGTAACTGAAGTACAAATTGACCCGCAAGATTTTGATTTAGTAGATGTTACTTCCATCACCATTGATGGTGGTAATGGATCTGGCGCAGTCTTGCAACCAATATTAGAGACCAGATATCGTGAGATTGAGTTTGATGCTCGTTTGACTTCTGGTGGCGGTGCTATTAGCAATACTAACGATACCATTACTTTTGTAAAACCACATAATCTGAGAAACGGTGATGCTATTGTCTATAGTAGAAATGGTAATAATGCAATTGGCATTGGAACTTTTGGTGGTTCAAACAGTCATCAAGATAAAGCATTAGCAAGTGGATCTGTATACTTTGCACAAATTGTCAACCCAACAACAATTAAGTTGTATGAAACTTTTGAAAATTACTCAAGTGGTATCAGCACAGTAGGATTTACTACTACTTCTCAAGGTACTCATAAATTTAGATTATTTGATGGTAAGAAAAATATTAGTGCAATCAAAGTCACAAACTCTGGAAGTGGGTATGAGAACAGACAATTAAAAGTTAAGTCTGAAAATATTTCTTCTGTAAGTGATTCAATTACTTTCAATAATCATGGATTCTTGGATGGAGATAAAATTCTCTATGCAACAGATAATACTGCTGTAACTGGATTATCCACCAATGTGCAGTATCAAATATTAAAAATTGATGATCACTCTTTCAGACTTGCAAATGCTGGAGTTGGTGGAACAAATACAACTGATTACACCAAGAGACAACATGTTAACATTACTGATGTAGGAATTGGAATTCAAAACTTTGCTTATCCTCCGGTAACAATTACCGTTAATGCAGAGTTTGATGGTGTATCTGGAGTTATCACAGCAACTCCATCTGTAAGAGGTGAGATTGTTGATCTTTACTTGTATGAAACTGGAACTGGTTATGGTTCAAAAATCCTAAACTTCCACAAAAAACCAGACATTAAAATTGAAAATGGTAAAAATGCCGAATTGAAACCACTTATTTCTGGTGGAAAAGTTGTTTCTGTACAAGTTACTAATTCTGGCAGTGAATATTCATCTGCTCCAGATCTTAAAGTTGAGGGTGAGGGTGTTGGGGCAAAACTTAGAGCCATCGTTAGTGGTGGAAAAATTACTAATGTTGTAGTTCTCACTGGTGGTATAGGTTATTTTCAAAATACCACTTCAGTAGTCGTAACTTCCGCTGGTTCTAATAGTGTTGTTGATGTTGAAGTTAGAGATTTAGTTTGTAATTCTCATACTAGGTTTGGTGATGAAATTTTAGTTGAAACTGCAGAAAAACTTGAATATGGATTGGTAGGATATTCCACTGCTATTGGTGCTGATACTTTTGGTGATATTGGCGGAACACATTCCCCAATTATTGGTTGGGCATATGATGGTAATCCGATATATGGTGGTTATGCCTATACAGATCCTTCAGATGTAAACTCAGGTATCAAAATTTTAACAAGTAGTTACGAATTGGCAACTACGGAAGTTTCTGATAGACCTTCTGGATTTACTGCTGGATTCTTTGTAGAGGATTACAAGTTTACAGATTCTGGTGATCTTGATGAGCACAATGGAAGATATGCTAAAACCCCAGAATATCCTAATGGCGTTTATGCTTATCATTCTACAATTACTAGTGATGGAAAAAATAGTAAGTTCCCGTTCTTTATTGGTGGATCTTATTCTTCTGTTCCAGTAACTCAAAATATTAATCAAACATTTGACTTTAACTCTTCAGACTTACGAAGAAATACACTCCCTTATGTTGCTGGTGATAAATTTGCTACTAATGATTTTGTTTCTGAACCAAATGAAGTTCTGACTCAAAGTGCTGTTATTGATTCTATTGTCAGAGGGTCTGTAGACGGATTCAAGATTAATAATTCTGGTACAGATTACAGAGTTGGAGAAACTCTAACGTTTGATAATGAAGGGACTAGTGGTGGGGGACTGTCTGCATATGTTAGTAGAGTCACTGGTAAGTCTATCGTAGATGTGACTACTACAATTCAAAGTCATCAAAATGCGATTCTTGTTTGGGAGAAGAGTGGTGCAGTATCTGTCAACGTAGATCCATTCCATGAATACTTTGATAACGATCAAATTGCAGTTTCTGGACTTTCTACATTCATTTCTGGACTTACAAAATCTCACAAAATTGGAGTTTCGTCAGAAAGAACTCGCCTTTCAGTTCAAGTCGCGGCCAATTCCTCAGTTGGTTTTGTTACTGATATCTTCGTTAATAGAATTGTTGACTCCGTTTCTGTAGGTAGCACTCTGGGGATAGGCACAGAGACTTTATCTGTTTTGGGTACATATCCAGAGAAAAAAGTAATTAGAGTCTTGAGAGGCATTGTAGGTGCCGCACACACTGCAAACAGTGATGTATTTGTGTCTCCGAGTAAATTTACCTTACCTGTAAATGTCTCATATTTTGACTCGTCTGTAAATGACAAAGTATTCTTCAATAGTATCCAATCTGTAGGTATCGGGACTACTACTGGAGCATCCTCTTCAAAAGGATATTTCACTGGAAGTCTCCATTATACAATTTCAGTACCAACTCAGGGGATTTACCTACCCAACCACCCCTTTAAAACTGGTGAACAAGTTACATTTGAAAGATTTGCAGGTTCACAAGGATTTACAGTTTCTAATACTAATACTAGCGCAACTTATAGTATTCCACAAAGTGGAAACACTCAAACCTTATTTGTAGTCAAAAAGACTGATGATATCATTGGTCTTTGTACTCAGGTTGGTCTTACCACGAATACTGAAGGTGTGTATTTCAGAAATATAACGTCCAACGCTGACAGTAGGGACTACAGATATTCTCTTACCTCAAATAAAACTCAAGTAACTGCCAAAGTAGAAAAAATTAGAGCAAAAGTTGCCGTTTCTACAGCACATGGTCTTATTAATGGTGATGTTGTAAATCTGAGTGTAAATTCGGAACAATCAGTCGGAATTGGAACATCAGTTTCCGTATACCTCAAGTACAACTCTGCAAACGATAAGTTACTTATTAATCCAATCGGATTCACTTCAACTGCGGTAAACACTTCTACAAATAGATTGACTCTCACTGAGCATGGTCTCAAGACAGGTGATAAGGTATTTTATGATTCTAATCTTATTATATCTGGTCTTTCTACCGGTTCTTACTTTGTTTATAGAATTGATGATAACACTATCAATCTTGCAAATACAAGGTTTGATACTATTTCTAACCCACCATCCGTAGTAAGTTTTGGATCTACTGGTGGTTCCAGTCAAGAGTTATCTGCAATCAATCCAAGATTAAATCTTGTTAGAGATAACAATTTGGTATTTAATGTAAATGATTCCTCCTTGAGTGGTTACAACTTTAGACTTTACTATGATAGTGATTTCAAGAATGAATTAGTTTCTATTGGTTCTTCTACAACCTTTAGTACAGTGAGTGTTGTAACTGTTGGTATTGCCAATACAGTAACTGCATCAACAGTCACTCTTAACTTCAATAAGAACCTTCCATCTAAAGTTTACTATCAACTGGATAAGGCAGGATATATCAGTACTGCTGACACAGAAGTTACAAACTATTCTGAAATTAATTTCATTAATAGCACATATTCTGGAACGTATAGTGTCACAGGAGTTGGTGAAACAGCATTTACTGTCTCGCTCAAGAACGTTCCGGAAGATCTTGACTATAATCAATCATCTACAAGTGTTCTTAAGTATTCCACCTCTTCACCAAGATCTCTTGGTGGTGTTGACAAACTGGAAATCACTTTTGGTGGAGCCAGTTATAAGAAACTTCCTAAGTTTGTAAGTATTGCATCCACTGCAGGTATCAACGCAGATATAATTCCTACATCCACAACTCTTGGTAGAATCAATCAAGTTACAATACAAGATACGGGATTTGATTTTTCTGCAGACAAGACACTCAGTCCAGAAGTTTATATTTCACCAAATATTACAGTTGTTAATAGAAATACCGTTTCTGGTATAACAATAACATCTGGTGGTTCTGGATTCACTTCCCCTCCAGATCTTGTTCTTGTTAATCCTGATACAGGATCTGCTTATGATAATGGAACTCTGATTGCAAAGATGCAGGGTTCATCTATCAATAAAATTGAAATACTTGATGTTCCCAAGGGTCTTTCTGACACAGAATCTAAAGTATTCTCTGTAAATAATAGTAATGGTGTTGGTGTTAATAGTGTTTTCTCGTCACCTGCAGGCGTTGTAACATGTGTTCTTGCAACTCCAACTCTCGGATTTACAACTTCTACGGCACCATTTTCTATAAACGACTTTGTATATGCCGAAAATATCTCCTTAGCATCTACTACAGGTACAGGATTCAATTCCCAAGATTATTCTTACAACTTCTTCAAAGTAACAGCATACAGAAATACCAACCCTGCAGAGGTTGAATTTGATATTTCCCCATATGCAACTAATGCTGGTGTTGCTCAAACAGATGGACAAAGTACTTTTGCTACTCTTGTTAATAGGAACGACTATCCAACATTTACTGTTGTACAAACTCCTTTAGAGTTTATTGTTGGAGAATCACTCTTTATTAAGTCTGGCAATACTTATATTGGAATAGATCTTATAGTCACCAATAATCTTAATGATGCTATTAAGGTTTATGGAACTTATGAATTAACTAAAAATGATGTGATTGTCGGAAAAAATTCCGGCACAATAGCAACTATCAATAAAATTGATGAAAATACTGGTATATTTGAAATTGATTACTCTCTTGAGACTGATTATGGTTGGGCAAATGACACAGGTAAGTTAAATGAAGATTATCAAGTTATTCCCGACAACGACTATTATCAGAATCTTTCATATAGCATAAAGAGTCCAATAGAATTTGAGGACTGGGTAAATCCTGTTAATAGAATGCTTCATTCCTCCGGATTGAAAAATTTTGCTGACACCGGAATTACATCAGAAGGAAAAGTCTCAGCAACGAGCAGATCTGCAAATAGTAGTGCTTTAATTGATATTATCAATCTAAATGCTAACGGAACTACAATGAGAGTTGATGCTATCAACTTCTTTGATTTTGGTATTGACATTGATGTATCAAATAACAAGTCTAAGTTTATTAAGTTCCAAAATAAGAGACTTTCTGATTATATTGAATGTAAGACTAATAGGGTTCTGACGATTGATAACTTCAACAGTCAATTCTCTAACCAAGAGAATGCTAATACGACTCTGTATCGTGATATTGATAAGTTTATTGATAATGATGGATATAGTAGATATTTGATTCAGATGATCAAACCTAATAGCAAAGATCTTCAGGCAACTGAGTTAATTGTTGTTAATACAAAAAATGATGATTTGATCACTGTTGAGAAAGCATCTATTCATAACACGAAAGATGACCTTGTTGATATTGAAGCGATTAAAGATGCTTTTAATAACGTTTCACTGAGATTGACACCAGATGATCCTTTTAATGATGATATAGATGTTAAATTTATAAAGAACAACTTTAACACCACTCTTGCGGGCATTTCTACACAATCTATTGGATTTGTCAATTTGATCGGAAATAATGTTTCTGTTGGTGTTGGTTTGACGGGATTAGTTTTTGAAGGTTCTTCAAGTGGAACTGAATCCATATTTGCAAATATTGAACTTATTGACACTGTTACTAACGATAAGACGATTGTTGATATGTTTGTTGATCATGATGGAACTGATACTTACAGATCAGACTTTTTCTTTGATAACAGCACTTTAGGATACTCTCCCAAGTTTATTGGAACTTTCACCAGCAACATCGCATCTGGTGTCCTTAAGTTGAATTTTGAGAACACCGAGTCTAATGATGTTCTTGTTCGCTCTAGGATTGTTGGATTCAATACAGTTGGTGCTGGAATTGGCACTCATATATTTAAAGCAAGTGGTCAACCGGACAGTTCTGTTAAAGAGGGTCGCCTTGAAACGAAATTCTCCACATTCTCAGGAACTGGAATTTCTACAGTATTGACTTATGATAAGGCAGATGTAACAACAGTGAAATCTACTGCAAAAGTATCTTATGGTAATACATCTGCATTACATCAAGTCTTATTTAATCATAATAACATAAATGCCTTTACAGTACAATATCCACACCTTTCTATCGGTAGCACGATGGGTATTGGTACATTTGGTGCTGATATTAATGGTAGCAATTTCGTTCTAGTATTCCATCCAGATGCTAACATTAGTGATGATATTACTGTTCAAATTTACAGTGAAATCATTCAAACTGAGAAAGATTTGAATAATGTTCCGGCAACATTGACTTACGGATCTGCAAATGAACAACTGAAAACTTCTCAGTATGATTCTATCAATGGTGATAGAACTAACAAGGTTGACTTTGATGTTAAGCACAACAGTGTTCCAGTATTTGAAAAGCAATTTAATCCCGGTACTTCTACTGTTGTCAATCTTGGAACAGGGGTATTCACAATTGCTGATCACTTCTTTAGTAACCGTGAAAAACTAACATACACGCCAAGATCTACTTTTGTAGGTGGTGCCTATACTTCCATGGTTATGTCCAATGGAAATGCTCTTCCTTCCACAGTTTACGCTATTAAGACGAATAATAATGAGTTTAAACTTGCTACTAGTAAAACTGGTACAGCAGTTACATTCAACTCTGCTGGAAGTGGAAATGGACATACTCTTGAAATGGAGAAGAAACTTGAGAAATCTTTGATTACCATTGATGGTGTCTCAAGATCCCCTCTGGCATTTACTTCAATCAACTATACTCTCAATAATAACGGTGGATCTATCTCTATTGGT